CAAAGAAAAAGAACAATCACAAGACGAGATAGCATCAATATCTGAGCGCATCGAGGATTTAATTATTAATGCACCGACTGGCGACAGAGATAAAAAACTTCATGATGAAATCACAAAAGCAAAAGACAAAAGAAAAAGACTGAGAGAAAAGATTACCGAAACAAACTTCAAGGTAAGAGATTGCGAAATCCAGATTAAAAGGGTTGAGCTTGAAACTAGACTACTGTTGGGAGGAATTATCGTTGACGAAGATTAGAAGTAAAGTTCTCAACAAATCTAACAAAACTATCAATGGACCTAGAGCAAAAGATTATGGACCCGCTGATAAAAACCATGAAAGAATAGCTGTAGGTTTTGATGTTATAGCAAAAGCCGCTATTGAAAATGAGGGAAGAATTACAAAAGCTCACGTAACACTTATGATGGACTGGGTAAAAACTTGTCGTCTTTGCCACACGATTGACCATGAGGATAGCTGGGTAGACAAGTGCGGTTATTCTGCTATCGGTGCTGAACTAAGCAAAACTAAATAGAAGTTCGAGCGTTTTTTGCATGGACGCAGTACGGCATTGCAACTGCTATTCTGTATTGTTCTGAGTTCTGCATATTTTTAGCCACCAATACAGCCTCTTCCATACAAGCATCTAAGTTGTCATGGTATTCACCTGGTTTAGCGACTAAGGTACAAGACGAAACATGAACCGTCATGCAGAATAAAATGACGGGTATAAACAATTTACTCTCCTTATTCTGTTGCACACTCTCCTTGACAACAATCTTCTTGAACACACTTACAATCTGCACATTGCGTATGACCGTGTACGTCTACAGGTTCCTTATCAGAACCGCACCTCTTACAACGTCTTGCACTCTTTGTTTTGTTTTCCACTCTTCTTTTCCCACCAACATGTATGCGCAAGTGTCTAAATAAATCTTGCATTAATCCGATAGTTCAAAATGAGGACCATCGAGGAAGGGTCTCCTTCCTTGCGATCTTCTAATGTCAATATAACTGTTCATTGCGTCTTCCATCGTCCCGTTCCATGTGCCTATATCAGAAACAGTCCATGCACATCCCCACTTCAATGGAACGCCATGCGCCCTTGATGCCATAGCAAAAGCGTCAGCTATGTCGTCGTAGACCGCAAGCTCCCAACAAACCTCTCCATTTACAAAAGCAAACACATCTATAGCTCTACCCACTATATGTTTTGATTCTAGTGTCTGTGATCTCTTTGTGTCGTACAAAATTTGCTGACGTTCTTGCGAACGAAGCCCTTCAGAAATTCCGAAGTCAATGTCGGAGACAGATATAGCCATCTCCGCAAGGCCAACTAAATCTTCATTGACACCTTCTAATTTCTTCATAGATTTTTTTGAGAATGTGTATGCCATACTTTACCTTTCTATCCTTTCCCCACACCCTTCACACGCTCAAAACTTCTGGCCCCAGCAAGACCAAGCATACCCAGCAAGACGGGCATCATGATTGACATGTCAGCCTGCGGGATTACGAAGCCGAACGGTGCGGCGAGTGGTGATATTAAAAAATTTACTGTGAAGCCCAGGACGCATACCCAGGCGGTAGCTGGCCTCCAAGACGACTGAAACCAATTACCTTTTGCTTCCTCTCTGTTTATTTCCAACTGAAGTTTCATTAGCTCCTGATGATGTCGGTCCGTCATCGTTGCTATTTCGTGGGCTAATTTATTTGCTTGATCCTTGTCCTCGATAACCTTGCCGAGCAATCCGCTAACGGGTTCTATCAATGATCCAAGGAGTGATGTTACTGCCATAAGTTAAGTCCTCTTTCGTTTAGCTTTATTCTTTTTGCTGTTAGGAAAGCCTGCTTTCATATCAGCATATGCTTTAGGTGATATTGTTGACTTCGATTTACTTCTGGATGTTCCAGCTTTCTTTCGCTTGTTAATGTTTCGGTATAAACTCATCTGCACCCCCATGCTCTACGCGACCAGTAATTTGCTGATAGCTTGTTGTTCTTACCTTTTATTCCGCCAGACCTAGCGCAATAAGATTTTTTACGGGCTGGCTGATCTTTCTTGATGGACATATTAGCGTCCCCAAATCGAATTATCTTTTCCTTCCCGCCCTGACATGCTTTCACAACAAACTTTTTACCGCCAGATGTTTGGCGCTTAGGTTTGTTGCAAGGCATACTTTTTTTACTTGCTTTCTTTTTTGCCATAGTTAGCTCCTTAATTAATACCAATCAGGTATCTTTCTTTTCCCTTTTCTGCCCGTTGGTTCTCCAGCGATTGCAGTTACCGTTCCTTCTCTAAAGGCTTTATTTCCTCCGAGGACTGGTATTCTTGCCACCGCATCTCTTACCGCTGTGCGTTCCTTTGCGTTTGATTTTGTTCTATCAAACACAGCGTCAGTTACGCCTGCGGTAATGTTTATGCCAGTAGTTGCAAGACCGTATGTTGGACCTAGAAGCGTACTCATTATGCGCTCACGACCATAGGCGGCGTTATCTATTTGCTGTGAGGTAGTGTGGAAAAGGTCAGCTAAGATGCCCAGACCGCCCATCGCCATCATTCCCTCTAAGTACCAACCGAGAAACTTATCAATGTCTCCATGTTGTTCTTCTTTGAAGCCAAGAAACTTCGCGGCTGATCTTTTTCTGAACGCCATTTCTTTTTCTTCTTCGCCACCTCTCATTTGAATAACGTCCTTGACACCCAAAGCTCCCGCACCAGCAAGAGGTCCAAGTGTTAGTAGATAGGCAAGGGGCGCAAAGTTTTTGTTTGCCTTATTAAAGTTAAGTGTGAGTTTACCCGCTGTGCCATCTGCCTTTGTCACGCCAAATGCTTCGTTAACTGTGTGCATAAACAATCTGTGCATCATAAGAGGAAACGATTTAAGCTGAGTTACAATAGCCCCCATTGGAGTTTGCCACATCAACGGCATATCATCTACGTTAGGCTGGAATACAGATTGATTTGCAAATCTTATCACCGCTGTTCTTACTAGTGGATCATCTTCTAGCAAACGAGGATTGCTAATGTTTTCACTACGACGAGAACCTGTTGGGAGAAAGTCTCCAAGACCAACCTTCATTAAGTATCTGTGTGCCGTCTTGTATTCCGTTGTTTGGTTTGCCAGGTTCCCCAAATCTTTTCGGTATGACTTGGCGGCTTTTGCTTGCATCGACTTAAAACTTTCGTATGCAGTAGCGGCGGCAATCTTTCTGTTAAGGTCAGTCCAAGGTGTAAGCATTGTTGCGTTAAAGAAGGCGTTAGTCATCTTTCCATCTATTGCTCCATACATATGAAGCTGTCTTTCGTGGACAATATTCTCTATAGCCACACCGACATTCTGTATCATGCGGGCAAACTCTGGATCATTCTTATATTTATAGATACCTTTTGCCCAATCTTTTATTGAACCAGATCGGATTATTGGTAGGGCTGTGTCAGGCAACGATGTAAGTGTTGTCCAACCAAGCAATGTAACGGAGTTAATCCCTCTTAGTACCTTTGACGTTCTGTTAAGTTTATTGGAGAAACCGCCAACTTGAGGTTTCTTCTGAGCAACTCGAAGAGCATTTTCCATAAAGTCAAACGTGCCATTATCCCACTGAGCCTTTTCTCCATTAAAATCTCTCAGTGCCGCAACGATTGCTTCTTTTCGTCTTGTGTATGCTGGAGGAACTACGCCGCCAAAACCTGTGACAGCAACATCGTCTAGCATTTTCTCCACACCAGCTGATCCGTTCTTCAACTGCTCTGCAACCAATGCGGATACAAACCTTGTAGCCATCATGGGTTTGCCAGCGAAAGGCATTACAACAAGGTCGTCCAAGGTGACATCTTCCATGTGTCCTTCTTCGCCCAGTGCGCTGAAGTTCTTTCTAAATGTTTTGTTTTTGCTGAGAAGGTCTGCTATCGCTTGCCTACCTTTTTCTGCTATATACATGTAGTCATAGAAACCATGAGCGTTTACGCCAAACTGTTCTGTCTGCGCTACTCGTCTTGATGTCCCGTCAAAATACTTAACAAGCAATGCGTCAAGATCATCCTCTAGGAAATCTTGTAGCTTTGCCATGCTAAGTGGGTACTTTTCAAGCTCCAGTACACGCCCATGATCTATGTGGTCTGATACAGAATTTCTTGATCCAGCTTTTTGTGGCATGAAGTGTCCATCAGCATCGTCGGCTGTAAGGCGTATAAACATTTCGTCCGCGAATTTTCTCGCCTCATCTGAGGTTCTAACAATGCCAAGGCTAGTGCCTTCTAATTGATAATACTCCATCATGTCCGCTATAAACTTGGGTTCATTGCTGACTATTTTTTCTTTATCCCAAATTTGAGGTAGATAGTTTTCTCTTTTACCAACGAATATCCCAAGCTCATTCATCTTAACCCACTCTTGATCGAAAGCGCCGCGCACAGCTTGGTAAACTTTCTTCTCTTGATTGGTTAGTTCAGCGTATTGACGAGAGCCAGTGCCAAATCTTAAAGCGCCAACAATCCTTGCATGACTTTTTGGTTGTTTAGCTTTTAGTTGTCTAGGCAACAATGGTGAAAGTAGCGTTCTTGGACCACGCTCGAACCATGATCCTACATATCCTCTTGCGTCAGGAAGCTCTTCCATCATTCTTTTGAGAGGCATATATGTTTTGGCAAATCTCTGGTGAACATCAGGGAAATGATTTTCAAACCAGTCTCCAGTCCACTTAGCTCCAATATCTCTCATGGCTGTAGACTGAGAACTCCATAGTCCCATAGGTGTAGCTTTTTTGAGAGCTTGTTCTTCTCTTACATCTAGCGGTCTCTTCTTGCCGATAGACATAATAGCGGATGTAATACTTCTATCTACATGGTTTATCTCAAGAATGTCCCCAACCATGCCAGAAGGAATGTCTGCGACACCATCTATATCACCCTCGGTAATCATATTGAGGACTTCCCCATTTAAACCTTTAGGGATAGCCATATCTTCTCTTTTGAATAAGCGAGGATCGGATGTGTCAAATTCATTTGCATCAATATGCTTGACGTTTCCAATATCGAAGACGACTACGCCAGTGTGGGGTATTTGCACACCTTCATATGTTTCTCCATTAGCCATTCTAGGAATGTTACCAGCCGCATCTTGCGTATTGTAATGCGTTGTCAACATGCCGTCATAACCAACATCCTCAAGAACCCCGTTCAATTCAGATTGCGCCCTACGACCACCTCTGCCAGAGCCTTTTAGTAGCTCGATAAGAGATAGGTACATTTGTTTACCGTTAAGTGGACCATCTTCAAAAGCAGAAGCAAATTTTCCTAACGCATTTTGCTCAAGGCTGTCTGTCATATTAAGATAATCTAGGATTGCCCTAACCGCATTGTCATCAGCAGTTGTGTAAGATGCGGTCTCTCTAAAGTCTATTGGGTTGCGCACGTTAACAACGGTTGGAATAACCATAGGGTCAGCTTTTATGCCTGCTTCTCCAAGCGCATCTTGTATAGCTTCTTCTGCGTCAACCATCTCATCCAAATCTTCTTTATACTTTTGGATCGCGTCTTTGTCGCCAACACTTTCAGCTAACCAGTAGTTTCGTCTTGCTTTAGAAATTTGTTTTCTAATTTCGTGCAAATCCATTGCTTCGTAGATAAGCTCTTCTTTTTGCTCATCTGTTAAATCAGTGTCCATAATTTGCTGACGCATACTTTCTGGCGTTGGCTTCTTTGCGTAAGTTCCAGAAGCCGCAACAGGGCTGTCGGTCAAGTAAGTCCCTGGGCCATAGAAGCCTATAGTGCTTGGACGCAAGACGACATTAGGGTTTGTATTTCTGTTGAAGGCATAACCATTAGGTGTGCCGTGATAGTATGGAATGATGTCATCCATACCTTCATTGTGACTGATACCGCCCCTGACAAAATCCATCATTTGTTCCCGCTTTGCTCTTGGGGTAGCCATCACATAGTCTTTTACCGCGTCTGACGCTAAAGATGGGTGAATGGCTGGACCAGATCGGACCATATTTTTTAGAGGGAATTTATCATCAGCTTCAAACATATCTCCATAAAGCGCCAGCCTTCTGAATTGTTGTTTGATGTCGTTCCTTCCGATAAGACCGTTAACTGTGTATGCCATGTATTCCACCATACGGTCTAACGCTCGTTCAAAAGTATTTCTGAGCCTAATCTTACTGACATCGCCAGTAACCACAGAATTTATTATGTCGCCTCTAGCTACACGTTCAGCCATGTATTCTGTAAGGCTCTCTGCAAACCATTCTTCTGCCAAAAGTGCGTCCTGAGTTTGGTCATCTCTGTTTACATATTTAGCACCATATTTGCTTTGCACTCTTTTCTTAACAGGATCATCTGCTTTCATGTAAAGTTCACGAATAGCAGTCATCTCTTCGTCAGGCATGACATTGGCACGAACCAACATATGCCCTATTTCATGAATAATGTCGTAAGGAGATGTTTCTCCTTTAGTTAAACCAACGCTTAACCTACGCATATCACTTCTTAATTTTTTAAAGTGAGGCCCACGCAAATCAGCAAACAAAGGAGTGTCTGTTGCCCCAGGCTGTTCACCAGCAAGACGAGCCAAATCTTCTGAACTAAATATATTCATTCTTCCGATAGCTTGTTGCTGTGTTTTGCCCATCATATTCAGCATACGATAGGTCATGGTTCTCGCTGTATATTCTATCTCTGGGTCTCTATGGGTAATGGTTCCTAGAAGCTCTCTAACCGATGCCCGCGCATAAGACGGAACGCCGTCATGAGTAGAGATACCTCTATTGTCATTGATTTCAGTTCGTAGCAGTCCGCTCTTCTGGATAAATGTTGCTGTTATCTTGCCTGGGTCGCCCTTCTTCAAACCCTTATTAGCGTGTCGTCTGCGCAACTCACTCAAAATCATGTCTATGTCTTTGGAGTTATTTAATTCCAGAGCGTCAAGGTATCTTTGTTCTAGGTCAGCTTTGCCCAGAGACATTATCTCCCTAGTAACTTTGACAGTTTTAGGTGGCGGAATAGCTTTTTCTTTTCGTAGCAACTCTATTGCTATCTGGTCGCCAAACTCTGTACCTCTGTGTTCTACATACAACTTCCTGAGTTCGTCAGGGTTTTTCTCCTTAATGTCAGGGGCATTGCTGTCTGTAACTTTAGGCTTATTTGTTTTCTTCCTCTTTGACGGAGGTGTTTTAGCTATATTTTTTGCCTCGTTGTCTACAGCTTTCTTTGATCTAGCATCAAGTTTCTTTTTCTTACGAACAGCTGAGTTTGCCTTTCCTCTAGGAGTCGTCTTGGGTTCAGTTGCGGGCCTGTCGCCAGGCATCTTGCCAAGTTCTTTAGCGTTGTAATGTGCCTCTAACGCATTTTTCATATTGTCCATAGTTTTAGAAAGAGATGTGTTCTCCATCTTTTTCTCAGCCCCAGGACTTATACCTCGGCTCGGCTTGTACTTACCGTTATATCCATTCTCCCAGAAGTCTCTAATTAGATCGGCTACATCTTGCTCGTCTGCACCAAGACTAAGGCCATCATCGTAGTAGCCAGCAGTCTCGTCTGTCTTGCCTGTTATTCCGTCCCAGTCAGTGTTCTTGCCAGACAGTATTTCTGTAAGATCGTCTATCCGATCATGGATAGTTCTGCGCATACCTCGTCTGCCGTCGAATGGGCCAAAGGTTCTGGACACAGGAAGTCCAGCGGCACTCATCTCAGCTAGTTTTTTCTTGCTGTATCGAGGCGCTACAGACAGCATAAAACCTACAAGGTCTCTCGTTGCTTGGACAATACCGCTTGCACTGTCCCTATGCAGAGCATCCTCTAGGTCTTCCCTTATAAGACTAAGTTCTGTCCAGCGTTTGTTAATATGCTTGGTATAATCAGTTGTTGGTTTAGCATCTGCCCCCAACTTAAACTTAGGACGTTCTGTATCAGGTAATATTTTAGAAAATAATTTTTCTAAGTCTGGGTCAATCTCAGCATCTTTGGCATATCTCTGAATGATAGCCTTCACATACCTGTTTATTTTCTGCCAGAATGTATCTGTCCCAGCAAAATGTCTTTTTCTTGTTACCCAAATATCAAATTGATTTGCAAAGAGTTCTTGCGGACTTGACATAGAGTTTCCGCCACCAAACTTTTGAGTGCCGAGTATTTCATGTTCATACTCCATGCCACCATAACTTGCTAATTTGTTTTGGATAGCGTCTTTATCTAGGTTTCCGCCCTCATCATAGTATTTGTTCATCGCCTTCCAGAAGTCTATCTTATCTGAAGGGGTCAGAATGTTGTCGTATGCCCAGTGAGCAACCTCATGATAAAAAGTGTTTTGCGGGTTGATAGTCAACCCTTCTTTATGATCTAGGTTTATATGGCTTCTAACACCAGAGCCTCTAGTTATCTCAGTATTATGATAGTTGCCAGACCTATTAGATTTAAAACTCGGTCCTATGCCTCGATCACCACCGAGACTGTTTAAAAAATCTAGCGCATCATCTAACTCTGGTTGTGATCTTTTTGAAAATACTGCTTTAAGTTCTTCAATAGACTGCGCTCTTGTTGTGCTGTCAGCTATAAAACCCTCTGGGGCCATTCTATGTAACACCCCGTAGAGGTTTTCTAGGTGCATAGCTGTCTTGGCATTTGACTCTACTTTTCTCTGCCACCTTTGGGTCTCAATCGCTTTGGTAATAGAGAAAATATCTGAAGCAGTAGTGTTTGTATCTAATGTTGGCGCTCTACTTCCATACGCATATATAGTTGCGTTTTGAAGGGCTGGGGTAAGCATTTCTTCGGTTAGCTTAATCTTGCCCATATCACTCATAGATACTGGCTCACCCATGCCAGTAGCCAAACCAGCTTCGTATCTAAACCCTCTTATCGGGTTGCCTTTTGATGTTGCACCCTGATTAGGTTCTGGCGGTAGACTGTCAAATAGTCTCGCTCTGTCTTTTGGTCTATTTGTATAACGGTCTCTTGGCGCATATCTGACTTCCCATCTTGATGGATCAGATTTTGGTCCGCTTTTGCCGATAACAACACTTATATCCTGACCTTCTTGGGTGTTTGGATTAAGCATCCTTACATCATTTGGATCATCCATACTTCTGACAACAGCAATATGATCCCCCTTCTGTGGCGGGATCGTTGCTATCGTCTTGGTGTCTGGTGTTTCTGATGTAGGCTCGGTTTTTCTTACCGCCGCTTCCAATATTTTTATAAGCTCGGCTGGATTATCTTTATGTTTCTCAAGTATTCCAGCTAAGTCTATTGGCGTTTTTGTTGGCTGATCTGCTGGCGCTGTAGAATTGTATTCGCCAAGACGAGTAGGGGATGGTTTTCCGCCATCCCTAAACTCTAAGGCAAACTCAAGAGTGTCAAAAGCTCTGCCAGATACAGCATCGGCATAAGCAACAGTCCCTTTCGGAACCTCTATTGGTCCACTTCGAGTAAGTATTTTTTCCTTACCCATTGTTTCATATTCAACAACATCAGGACCGTTGCCAGACCTTGCTCGAATAAGTGCGGCCTCAAAGCCAAACTCGTTTCGTCTTGGGCTTTTACCTGTAACAGTGTAGTCAGAGCCTTTACCTATTCGAGTTCCGCGTCTAAGCAATCCTTGGATACGACCATTGTTTGACAAGCCTGCCGTTGTAAACTTAGCGGCTTCTCCTATTGCTTCTCCTGTTCCGCGAATTGGTGTCTCTGGACCTTGCGACAAGACTTGTGATCTTGCCATTGTTTCTGCCGCATCATCTGTAAGGCCAGGGAATTGCTTTTTAAGGGTCGATTTCCTTGCTCTAATTTTTTTCTTTTGTGTTTGTGTAAGTTCTGTCGGCGGTACGCTCTCTTCAACAAACTCGTCTGGGAGACTGTCTAAATGCCTGCGAAGCGCAATGAGGTCGTCGGCTGGTGTCGTAATGCTGTCATCGTTGGCAATAGCTCTGATTGCCGCCTCTGCAACATTTACATCAACCTCTCCGTCACCAAACATGTCGCTAATTCTGGCAAGCTCCTCATACGCTTTCCTTGCGTAATCATCTTCTGCTGTAGCTTTAGCGGCTTCCTTATCTATCTGATTTTTAGAAACAACTGTTCTTTTACCAGCGGGTTTTAGTTTATTTGGGTCTATCCCTTGAGCAAGAGCGTATCCTCTTAACTCTGCGGATACGGCTGACGGCTCAGGTTCCTTAGGAGGCGTAGCATCAATCTCAGGAGCATCTTCAACAACAGGTTTCTTCTTGCCATCCAAATGCTCCTTAATTTCCTTAATGGTCTGATTAGTTATCTTCCCAGAGTTTACACTGCCTCCAGATCGAGACACGACACCGTTAGCAGGGTCATCTAAAATAACTTTAAGCTCGGCTTCGGTAATGCCGTATGGCTCCAGTATTTCTTTTTGTACTTTTTGTACTTGTTTCGTGTTGAGGTAGGGAATATCCACTTGCACTTCGGGAGGATTATCAATCCCACCCTCCAGAGTTGGGCTACCTTCTCCGCCACCCTTAGCCTCTCCTAATTCTGGCGTTCCTGTTCCAACTTTGGGGTCTTCTTGTCCGCCAGTTCCTTTTTCTACCCCTACCTCTGTTTCTCCCCCAGGAGCTTTGGGTACTTCTGGTCCTTCTGCATCTACCTTTGGTGGTTCAAGGTCTAGGCCACGAACGATGTCTTTCATAACATCGTTAAACTCAGGCTTACCAATAGAGCTTATAGCGTATCTGTAATTGGAGTACGCTTCGTTATATTCAGCAACACGTTTTTGGAACTCAGCAGATTCTTTGGGGACGTTTGTTGCAAGGTCATCTATTTGTTTTTTCTTTAACTCAACTCTTTGACCAAAGTTACTAAGAGTTTGTAGAGCCGCGATCTGCTCTCTTGCTTCTTGGATTTGTGCATCGAGAGAGCCGTCAACATTATCGCGCCTTAAGTTTGTTTCAGCAGTTTCATATTCTGCAATAGCGGCCTCAATCTGAGATTTTTCGTCCACCATTTTTATTTCGTCTGGGGACAACTCTGGTTCTGTTGGGGCGGTTGGGTCCGTACCGTCAGCGTCAAGAGCTTGATCTGCTGAACGTGCCGACCCCTCTACAAGTTCTCCAGACTTATATTTTTTGACTAACTCTTCACCCTCTTTGTGTGTCATTCGGGCGATTTCGTCGTCTGTCATTCCAGCAAAACGACCAGCTTCCGTTTGTTGTGCGCCTGTTGTTCCAAAAATTTCACCAACACGACTGTCATATCCTGTTCGCCCAGCGATCCCACCGAGAACCGTACCAGTTCCCATACCGAAAGCTGTACCTAATGCCGTTCGACTTGCTATATTTCCTAAATCTACTTCTCTTTGGTATCCGAGGTTCTTCCTTTCGTTCTCCTCCATTGTTGCCATGATGCCTTCATGCGCACCACCTATAGCGCCCTCGTATATTGCGCCTCTTCCAGCACCAGCCCTCGCCGCTTGCCAACCAGTTTTACCCGCTTTATATGCGCCTGCTCCAGCTTGGAACGCTTTACCAAAAGGAATTAAATTTATGGGGTCGAGAAGGATGGCACCCGCACCTGATGACAAGGCACTAAGCCAGCCTCGTCCGCCTTCTTCCCAGAATTGTGGCGCTCTTTCGTAGACTTTATTTAACCGCATAAGGCGATGTTTACCTTCATCGCTTAGTTGGGTTGACTCATACAAACGCTTTGCGCCACCCATAGTGTTAAGGCTTCCCCAAGTTTTATCAGAATAAAACTCGTCAACGATTTCCTCGTCAGTCATGCCTTGAACATTGTGACCTAACTCATTGTAGTGAGCGCGAAGATCAGCAATTACGCGGGGGTCATATAATGGATTTTTACCACGAAGGTCTGTTGTATAGTCATTATCAGCTGTGAATGGATCATCAGCTTGACCAGGGTTGTACTTAATCCCTAAGTCTCTGTCTGCCATGAGCGGTTCTCCAGTTTCCGTCTACTGGAGTAAGAATATATTTATATGGGTTGCCTGTCGTCCTTAATTGAACAGATCACTTAATAATCTAACTATAGCGTTCGGTCTCATCTCAGGATTAAATTCTAATAAATCGGTTGCTTCTTCCTCTAGCTGTAGATATTGGTTTTTCATCTCTTCTTTTTTTGCTCTGATAAATTCGAGCAACTCTCCATACCCTCTTTGATATGTGGCCCTTGCATCATTAGCCTCGTTGTCTTTCCATCGAGAATCTTTTGTGCCAGTCTTAAGCCAAGATGTTGGACCCTGAGAGCGCTCTCTTCTGCTGTTCCAATCCATGTTAGCTTCTCTAAGTTTTTCTTCAATCTCGGCTTGGAATTTCTCGAACTCTTGGACTTTATATGCAATTTGTTTCATTTCTGCATCAAGAACTTCTTTTCTGTCAGAACCATCGGGCGGCAATGGAATATTAGCCATTGCGTTTTGTTCAATCATGGTGTCATATTGACCATATGCTTGAAGTCTTTTGTCTTGAAGGTCAGAAAATCCGTCTATCCATTCTTTAAACGTAGAGATGTCGTAGCCACCTCGTAACTCTATAGCTTTATCAACTCTTTCCTGACTGTACTGGTCTTGGCGTTTTAGAAGTCTTTGCATACTGCTATCTTGCAAAGCTTTCGCATAAAGCTGTTGTGCAGACCAGTTGTCCCCACTACGATCCTCAAACTCGGTTACTATCTCAAGCAATCTGCTCTGCACTGCTGGGCTGGGATAAAAGGTTTGAGCGATTTGTTGAAAGACTTGAACAGTCTTTGCAGGGCTTTCGTCGTTATTATAGATGTTAGCTTTAGAAAGTTCCTTCACGCCCTGGTCAAATCTTTGATTAATAGCTTCAGTAACATCACCTGTAACTGTTGCTTTAACTTCGTCTTGGGCTTTTGTTCTTTGAGCCGACTGAGTATTCTGAGCAATTCTAATTAATTCGTCGGCAATGGCTTTAAACTTTGTGTCGCCTACCTCGTTTGGCGGGGAACCAAAGTGTTTCATAAATTGATCTGGCGACATTTGATTTACAAAACGATTTTTTACTTTCGCAAGAATTTCATCATATCCATCGTTTAATAAACCAACCATAAAGTCTTGATCTGTGTCCATGCCAGTTCGGATATTCCTAAACGCCTCTGCCGCTTTTTGCGATACTTCGTCATCTAGTCTGGATTCTTCTGAATCAAAAATAGACCTTAAATTTGTTTTTAAGTTTTCTGTCATTTTATAGATACCATTTTCTTCAGTATCTTTTATAAATGCGTCAATGTCCCCACCTCTTGCGGCAAGTTTTACAACCCTGTCCTCAAGAACACCTGTCTTATCTAACCAGTGGTCGTTCCTTCTTTTTTCATATTCTGAGTTTGCCATATTAATTAGCGGATCGACAAAGTGAGGTTGCACCCCCATCAACTGAGCAAACTGTTCTTTGTTCTCAACCTTACCACCAACACGAGTTAGGTAATTTGCCGCTTGATCTACCTTGCCAAGCAACATCTGACCCTGCTGTCCCATATAGTTGCTCTCTGAAAAGTAATTGTCCAATGCGCCTTTGACTAACGGACTGACCTCGCCAATAGAGCCATAAAACTCTTCTTTTCTTTTATCTATTTCGCCTGGCTTGCCACCCATAAGGAATGGCTGTGCCATTTCTTGATATAATTTTAAACGATCAAACTCACGGAGCTTTGCGTCATGCGCTTCTTTTGCTCTTTTTGCGGCAAGATTTCTTGCGTTCTCACTAGCCATGTTTCTTAGAACGTCTTGGCTTGGTGCGCCACCACGTATGTAGTTAGACCCACCCGCCATCTGGTCAATATAATCCTGATAGTCCTTGAACGTAGCGTAAGGGTTGTCTTTTTTAAAGGTCTCAAACGCTTTAGCAAAATCTCGCCGTTGGCGAGTATTATACTTTTCGCGCTCTTCCCAGCCTGAGTACCATTGTGAAAAATCCATTACATACCTGCTTTATTTCTGTTAGACCACCATTTGTCGAGACTTTGCTCGAACCCTGCTTCATCGAAGAAGTTCTTCATAGCAGACCCTACGCCTTTGCCTGCTTCTCTAGCATTTTCCGCTGATGATATAGCAACTCTATTTTGCTCGCTGGCAAGATTGTTATAAATGCCTGCTGGGTTTCCAATGCTGTAATTACCAACTGTTGCCTTATATGGGTCATAAATAGCAGACCTTACATTAAAGAACCCAGCGTCACTAGCGGTGGATGGCCTTCTATAATCAGCTAACCCTGTACCAACTCTCATATCGTCATATATAGCAGAGGTAATGTTTACAGGCGAACGGTAATTGTTTGCCGACATAATATCCCTATCAAGTATTCCAGTAGGCGTTGCTCCCAATAAATTATATTGACCAACAGTAGATGTAACCCCAGGCAACTGAGCAAAGTAATTCATCCCAGCCTCAGCGGCTCCAGTAGCCATAGCCATACGGTCTCGGTTCTGTGCCATCTGTTGAATAATCGGTTCGTTTCTTGCCGCCGCTATCCCCGAAATGTAACTTGTAGCTTCGTCCCTAGCCCTCTTTCTCGCATCTGCATACTCACCCGCAAGACGAGCGGCAATTCTAGCTCTTTCGTCTGTGGCGGTGTCACTCTCATCCATAGCTCTGCGGATAAGGCCAGCTTCGCCAACTGACGCAACTCTATCTGCGGCTCTGTCAACATCAGCTACATACTGCTGTTCTCTGCGCAGAGCTTCAGACATAATATCTCTTTGATCTACTTGTGCTAGTGGCTGGACCATAGGCAACTCATCGTATGCCATTTGAGCCGTTTGGCTTAGTTCGTCCATTCTTTGCAGAAGTCGATTTCTAATGCCGAGGTCGTATTCGCGCTCGTCTTGGTAGTCCTGGCGGGCTTGACCCATCTGAGAAATATAAAATTCTCTTTCGATGTCTTTTTCTGCCCTGTCCTCATAGAAGCGAACAAGCTCTTCTTCTCTTTCGCCAGACGCTATCTCTTGCGCTCGCTTCAATTCTTCCAAGGCAAACGCTCTTTCTTGTGCGCTCAACTCTTGGTTTCGCAAAAGCTGTTGCAGTTGAAACTCACGTTGTTTAGCCGCCGCTCTATCCTCAGTTACCTGACGGCGTATGTCAGCGGCCCTCTCTTCTAGTAACTGTGACTTGTAAGCGTTAAGCTCATTGATTTGAAACTGTCTTTCTTGACCAGCCTGCCGCCTCATCAATGAGTTCATAACTCTTTGATAGGCGTTTTCTTCTTGCTGTAATCTTCTGTCAGCAAGACTTAAATTAAATTGAGCGTCAGCAAGGTTCTGCGATTGTGAGGCACGAAAGTTCGCCCACTCACGATCACGTTGAGCCTGCTTCGCCGCTGTTGAAGCGCCAAAAATAGAGCCTGCTAAACTTGCTCCCGCTCCGACTACTGCACCAAAACCCATATCCTAACTCCTTAGCCGCCTATCTGGATAGCCCCAAGTGACGAACTAAACGGGGTTCTTCCACCTAAGTAGTTGTCCTCTTCCTCCTCAGTTGGGTTATATCTAGCCACGTTTGAAGCGGCTGTTGGCGTTGAGAAAGCGGCCCTTCCGAATGTTGGCGTTCCGCCTGCCCCAATTTGAATTGCACCTTGAGCGCTTGCTGTTCTGTTAGCAACATTCTGAGCGTCCTGTTCAAGTCTTGATCTCTGCGCTTGTAACCTTTGTTCGATTACTGCAATCTCGTCCAAGGCTTGTTGAGCATTGTAAAGGTCGATGTTTTTTTCCATCTGTAAAGCTCTAGCATCAGGATCATCTAGGTCTGAAAGGGCGTAGTACGATCCACTTTCTATCTCTTCAAGAAGTGTTTGTGCGTTTTCCTCAAGAGTATTTCTGTATGCCCTCAGTTCATTGATTCGGTTATCAATGGCTGTTCTCTGAGTATCAATTTCAGCTTGGATTTCATCTACTCTGCCTCCAGAAAACCTACTAAAGTCTCCAGCCGCAGTATCTAAGGCATCGTAGTAATCACGTATAGCGTCTTCATCATACAAAGGCACATCAGCCAGACCAGCAGTCGCGCCACCTATTGCATCTGATATTGCATCAAGTTGGGTCTGACGTCGAGTACCCAGACCCGTTATTGCGTTTAATGCTTGGTCTCTATAAAAACCGCCTACGTTTTCTGGATTGTAGAGAGTATCACCAAAAGGCGTACTAAAGTTGTCTATGTCATACTGAAGCCTATCTCTCGCCAAGCCCAAAGCATCTAACCCAGCCTGACTGTAAATACCTGTATCCTGAGCAGTATTAAAAAGGTCTTCGTAAGCATCAGCTTGATCTTCTATAAAGTCAGATACTCTTTCTCTCTCTACGTTTCCTTCGTTTATAAGCCCTTGTAGTTGTTGTTTGAGAGCATTTAACTCGGCCCTTTGACCGCTAAAATCGCCCCCAAGTGGTGAACTGAACCTATTTATCTCTCTTTCTTTTTGCGTGATGGTATTCATAAGAGCGTCAATTTCAGCTTGCTTAGTATAATCACCAGCTAAACCACCAAAGGTTGTTCTTCCCGTGTCAATAGCGCTGTAGAGATCAGAACCAAAATTAGCTATTCGTTGGTTCTCTGCCGCAGTTTGCGCACCTATAGCGTCAAGAGAACTCCTGTAACCTTTTATTGCATCTCTAGCTTTTTGAGCTTCGTTACCAGCAATGCCGTCACCATCAAAGTCAATGAAGCCTGCGATGGGGCTTCTTACATTGCCAAGGGTAGCCTCAAGAGTATTTAAATCTCTGTATGAGCTATTAAGGTTGCTACCTAATCCCATTTGACCAATATCAAATGCTGTGTTTGCGGTATCTAAATTGTATTGATCGTAGATACCTTGAAGCCGCGCTTCCTCTGCCGCGCCTTGCGCTTGCAAATTAGCAATCGTAGAACCGAGTTCATCTAACTGAGCGCCAAAACCAGAAGAGTCTATATTCATTGCCTCGTTAAGGGTTGGCATTTCATTTGCGCCAATGCTGACAGAACCTATACCTCCCTCACCCATAACAACAGGATCGAATATAGGTTTTTCTGGCATTTGCAATGCGTCGAACTGTGCTTGCAATCCTGAGGCTGTATTTAAAGGATCACCAGCGAGAAGGCTCTCGTTTACAGAAGTGGTTGGGTCATCATACAACTGATCGTAAGTTGCGCCAGCAAATGAACTCTGCAATTCGCTACCTTGATCTAGTATGTCTTGCACACTTTCGTTGTAAGCCGCCAAACTTTGGTTATACGCATCTGCTTGAGATTGATAATCTGCAAGCGTATCCGCTTTTAGCTGATTTCTTTCAGCTGTATAATCAGGGGGTTTAGAACCTCCGCCGCCACCACACATGTCATGCCTCCTTTTCTATCTGCTTTTTGAAGAGATACCCAACGTGTTCATAGCCAAGTCTCTCATACAAACCTTTGATTTTATCCATGTATACACCTGTCGATATACCTGGACGCAACTCCGTTGCTCCCTTTTCTTTAGCCCACTCCTCAAACTTCTTAACAAGTTTGACTGCCGCCATTCCGCCTCTTTTTGATGGTTCAACAAACCATAAATAATCCCTTGCATAAATATCGTTCCCAAAGAAGTGTTGCTCTAAACACCCTAAGTACATACCAAAAAGTATGTCATTGTCGTCCACTGCAACAGCAACAAATCCATTTTCATCATCTATTAGGCTATCAGCCCACTTGTATAACTTCTCCTTACTGTAGTCGGATGAAATAAAACTGCTTTCCGCCCACATTACTGCCCCTAAATCTACTCCAATTTTTATATCACTTTTCTTTGCGTATCGTATTTTCATTAAGTTACCTTATTAAACTGCGGATATTGCTACTGCGAGTACCACCTCCAGATTTCCAGCAGAGCTATTGTTTGTTACAATAAATCCAACGCTGTGAGATTGAGATGTTGCATTGACCTCAATAACTGAACCTAGCGCAGATATTTCTGTAGGTACAGAACTCACCGCATGAACATCACCGTAACCCACCCCATCTACTGCTATCTGTACCGAGCAAGTACCAGTAGAAGTTTGCAATGCAATACCATCAATGGTTATTTTTTGTTTAAAAATTCTTTTAATTACATACGGGCTGTTTGCGGCTGTTGTAATGATTGCGTAAAAACTGTCCGATGCAAGAGTTGTTGGCAACTGATTCTGTGGTAGCTTACCTTGAGAATCCAAAGAGGCCACGCCAGATGATGCACCTTTTTGGTTAATCGGGATAAGACCTGAGAAATCAGGATTACCATACTCAAGAGAAGTTCCAGTATTATTAACTTTAACAAATTTACCAGCATCAGTTGTTTGGAAAGTAGGCAATGAAGATTCTGGTGAAGTTCTGAGGAACATTGTCCCGTCATAAAACTTCAACTGATTTGGATTAATAGATGTATCGTGCCATAAATCACCAGTGGCAGGGTTTGTCGGTGTATTCGATCCAACTGTTATTTTGGCTTTTTCTGTTAGACTTGATGTTAGGTTAGCAACTTTTGCCTGAGCTATGTCTCCATCAGCTATGCTGAGTTTTGGAAACTTAATTAACCCCGTATCCGTGTGGACAAAGTTTTCCTCAAACATCAAACCTGTCACAGCTTGGACAGAAGTGTTCTCTACTGTGATTATGGTAACTAGGTTGTTCGCTGGCACACCTGTATTAAACTGAATAACATTTTGCGCAGGGATTGTGGTGTAGTCATCTGTTCCCCCTTCTTTCTGCAAAATACCGTTTAAGTAAACTTGTAACTTAGTGTTCTCATCATGAGTAAATGGAAAGTTAATCTGTGTTGCAGTCGTCACTGTGTCTGAGCGTGTGTACCCAGTAATCGAAGTTGATCGAACTTTAAATATTGTAACAGAGTCACTTGTTGTAAGGCCCGTGTTAAATGTAACTGACCCCGCACCAGATGACCCACCAGTAGCGCTTGTGGTGTAATCATTAAGAGCGCCCTCTGCTTTTAATATACCGTTTTGGTATACCAACAATGAGTCTGTCGTTGAATGAGCATATTCAAACTCTGTTTGTCCAGCCGTAGGTGTAAAATCAACTCTTCCAAAAAATATTGGCGCACCGATTTCAGATGCCTGCGCACCATCCTCGCCACGAAGCTCGGCTAATGTTGCAAGAGTTTGCCAGCCAGTGTCGGCGTTTGCATATTCGCCAACTCTATATTGGATGCCAGACGAACTATCTTTTCTAAATTCGACTGGACCATTCCAGTTACCAGCGTTGTCAAAAATTTTGCCTAGAAGTTCCCCGATGGTGTTATCGCCAATCTCAGCGGCGTTTAGGTATCTGATAACTGATTCAAATTCAGTGTTTATGTTACCAGAACTTCCATAATTTTGGGGGTACTGTTGTCTAATTCTTGCCATCTTAATCCCTCACTGTAATTGCAAACCCGATAATCCTGAGAAGACCGCGCCCACCAGCGCTTCTAAACCTATACTGGGCCGCTAGATAACGGTGTTGCCACTTACGTTCGTATTGACGAGATAATGGCACATCAACAAAGTAATTGTCGTCCTTTGTATCATCTACTTCTATAATCATTTCCCCAATGACTTTTCCGTTTTGGTCTTGAGCATCGACTGTGATTGTTCCTTTGCCAGCCGCTTGGATTAAAATGCTGTGGGTTTCCTTGGTATTCTGCAAACTTCCGTGCCAGAGTAGTGGGGTTGTTACAGTCATATCGGGGGTAAATGCACCCTCTTTTTCTGATTCAACTTTAAAAACATCGTAGATACCACCTACTGTACCAACAACAAAACGCCCGTTAAGGAACGCACCGCATCTTTGATTGAGGAAAGAACCCGTACTAAACTTTGGTTGAGCGTCACCCCCTTCGGGGTTGAGCGCCAAAGTTAGTCGTCTTGTGATAAAGTCTCCACTCTGCGGGAAGAATATATGATACTGCCCCTCGTCTTGGTCAAAGACGGCGGAAATCTTTTCTGGGTTTTCTACCGAGTTGAACAGTTCTCGATACAGGAGGTCTATCTTGTCCGAGAGACTGTAAGAATATACGAGGATGCCGTTCTCTTCGCTTCGTTTGATGCTGTGAATCCCAGATCGTGAGCAGAAAAGTAGGTCCGTCCCCGCGTTCACTATAGTATTGTGGCTGGCACAACCTATATGTATGTTCGCGCTGTCGTTTATTGTCCATCTTGTAAAGTCAGGGTCAATCCTAAAGATTAACGCCCTATCCGCTGTAAAAATTACCAACTGGTTTTGTTCAAATGATCCAAGACCAGTTATCTGATCCGCCGTACCTAACTGGTTGGCGATGTCGAAGAACCCAGCACGAAGGACATTTGTTTCGTCGTCAGCTTCGTCGTCTGGAAATATTTCATCTTGGTCTACTCTCGATAAATGTACCTCCGTTTCTCGTCCAGGGATGCCCGCAACAGCTAGTCTTCTTTGAACTGAAGCCATGTATGCTGGCCTTAAATCGTTTAATGCTGGTGACTCGTTGCTAGAAAAAACGATACCATCATATCTATAAACTGGTTGACCTCTTACAGCGAAGAAAGCCATTTGGTTAAATATTGTAGATGAGACAACTTCTTCTTTGTCATACACACCAGTCAGCGTGTGGTCGCGCTCTGATTTAAAATTTAAAGCCGCGCCGTCTTCTTCAACGTAAACAATCTCTTGTTTGTTAAAGAAGGCAATGTGGTTTACAGGATGTTGTCCCTCTAAAAATTTGTGGGCGGGGTCGCGCACTATCTGACCCCGCCAGTCACAAGTAGCATTGTCAACAATGGTAAGGTGTTGGTCCTTACCAGTGTCCAGGGAGGTGACATCTCTACTCGTGTCTAGTCCTTGAAAATTCTCATATGCGTATGTCTTTAGTTTCAGCCCAGAGGCAGACTTTACTGATGATGTCACGGTTTAACGGTCCCATTGAATGTACTTGTCGTCCCTCCATTAAGGTTTCTTTTGTTTGTACCCTCATCCATGACACGCATTTTTAGTTCCGTGTTTCCATTCTTAGCCTGCCAAAGCAGTCTATTCATAGTTTGATAATACATAGGAAGATACATCTGTAGCTTATCGCTACCTTGCTGAAGGGCATAGTGATAGAGCAATCCATTAACTAAAATAGGATCAGGAATAGCCCTGACTTCTTCTACAGATTCGTAGTAGTCAAGAGGATAATTTATATCGTGATATGGGTGCTGGCGGATGTCATCTATTATAGTGTTGGCAAATTCCAACATCATAAGCATAACATCGCCATCAACCGTACCAGGGTGGAAGTCCCCATATCGGCGTAAAGCCTGCATGATTAGCGCGGACAAAGGAGAGTTTTTGTCACGTACATGGGGGTTCGTGTTACTGGTAAACGTAGCTGGTGTATCGGTTTCAGTTGGAGCCATGATTAGCCTGCCTTCTTAACTACTCGACCCGTTTTGACAAAGTGATTTGCCATAAATCGTTCTACGTCATCAGCCTTGACCTTCCACTCAAGACGACCACTAGAAAAATTTCTCAATGCTCCATATCCAGCGACTTCAAACATGCTAGGTTCTTTCTCCCTAGACTCAAACCAAACAAGTTCTGGCTTGAAAGCAGTGGCCTTTGGTTTTACGACAGGTTTTTCGTCTTGCTCAAAAGCCTCGTTAATGTCGGGAGTTGTGGGGTCGTCAGCTTTATAGTGACCTTTAGCATTTCTTGCTCTTTTAGGTTTTGTTGCCATGTTTTCCTCCAATAAAAAAAGGGGCGCTTATGCACCCCTTTAGTATACTCACTTTTAGGAAGTGGTCGTCCCTATCGGGTTGACCAATTCTTAATGTACGAATGTACCTTATCTTGAAGCATCTCCAGACCGCACTCAGTCAAATACTCATGTTTGGTGCTGTCTGCGTCAGGTGCTTGGCGATTTTCTAACAACTGAGTATCACGACCTTCTAGGTAGCGATAAGACAGATATGGAAAATCAATGATAACCATTGCAGTCTTCATGCCAGGAACTTGTCTGAACTGAGGGTGCAAATGTACCATTAAATCGCCCGCAAAAGTTGTGTACTGCGTCAGATTCACTCCATACGCTCCTTCGTACTGCGTTGGTTGCCAACGGTCTTTACCGATTTGCTGTAGCTGGTTAGCCACAGTTTCACCGACAAAAGCGATCTTTTGCTTAGAGCCATACTTAAAGACAGATGAGATGAGCAAGTCATCAAATCCAGCTTCAGTCATTTGACCAGCATTAGAGCCGCCATATGAAGCGAAGTCTGTAGAAACGTCCACAACATTAGTAAGACTGTTGATGATACCACCTGTGAAACGCACTGGCTGATTAACAGTAGTTGCGTCCTCATGCTTCATGCCAAAGAACATAGCTCTCTCGATGTCGCTCATGTGGAGCTTAAGAGCTTTTGTCATTGCTTCATCCAACTTGTCACCAGTTCTTAGGTAAGTGCTTTGCAAGGTGTTTGAAACTTGAAAAGCTGTCCTAAAGATTTGGCAATAGTTGTTGGATACAACTGCGTCGAACGAAATAGCAGTAGGGCTGGACGCACCTTCAGCCGCCGCAAAGCCAGCAATGAAGAGTTCAGCATTGTCCGCTATTTGGTGAGTAGTCCCACCAATGTTTCGAGTTACAGTTAATGTAGTACCAGTTGTGTCTGCGGTAACGTGCATCACCTCACCAGTCTCACTGTTTACAACAATGGAACCAGAGATTGCGAATTTGTTATCGTCAGAAGAGTCAATAGTAATAGTAGTAGTAGATGTACTAGCTACTGCACCATCAACTTTCATTTTCCTATCTGGCAATTCATCTCTAAAATTCTTATACTCAGGGTCATCTGTTCCCTCAGACGAACCCATAGCAAGCAAAGCATTTAGAGGCGCATTACCGTTAGGCTCCAAGAGCGTGAAAAGCTCTCTGTAGTTTCGGGGTCTAAAGTCAGTCGTAAACTCACCTGTACCCCTAAGTCCTTGAATAGCCGCCATGACTAATCCTCCTAATGGTTTAGGTTAAAAAAAAGGGTTAGAGCGAGTTAGGGGCCATTGTCATCCCTAAACATCTGTTGTTACGTGCAAGGCCGTAGCGTTGCGTTAATCGTATGTTTTGGATATTAGACTATCTAAAAAAGTTTTTCGTCCCTATTTTAAAAAAAAATACCCTCGGACGGAAGGGGACACCCAAAATCCGAGCCGAGGGTCAGTTAGGGAGGAGTCTAAGCCATTCCTCTTTTCGACATTGCGGCATTAGCCATCTTGTCGAATGTACTCATCTCTTCTGCTGGAGCGGCAGATGAGCCTCCTCCAGGTGAGGAGCCAAGCGAACCTGTGTATGCCTGACGGTTCATAGCTATACCCCGTATTCTTTCCATTTCTGGACTATTCATATTATTTGCGTAGTCTTGCATTACTCTCATAGTAAGCGTTTGGTCAGCAAAGTCTTCCATAGTAAAGCCACGTTCTGCGGCAAAAACCATAAAGTCATTTGCCTTGTCGTCTGGAAGACGTAAAGCCGCTTGTGCCTGATCTAAATTATTAGCGATTGACTGCTTAATAGCCATCGTCTTGTCTTGGGTGGCATTTTGCACCTGATCTCTTGCGGCATCAGCTACACCTTGAGTTCTAGCCATCATTGCCCGAAGTGCGTTTTGCGTTTGGGCTAATTGTTGTTTAATAGCCTTCATCTCTCCACCACCATTAACTAACATTTCTTTGTAGCCTGGAGGGAGTTGAACGGCGTTATCCTCTTCCCATTTTGACAGTTGGTCATTCAATGGTTGAGTCATTTTTGAATCTGTTGGTCCCTGAGACCTTTCGCCCTCTGTGTTTCCCATAGTTGGGTTTTTCACTTGGGCCATGTAGATGTTTTTCATCTGGTCTGCAAATTTTGCTGGGTCTCGCAAGTCAGGGTTTGCTTGCTGTATCTGCCTTACCAAATCCATAACTGGTTTGTATTGGGCGTTCTGGTGGTTCATTGCGGAATAGCGTTCAAAGGTTCCTTTGATTTGCTTGTCGGTTAATGTCTTCATAACCGAGTTTCCGTCTTTATCTTTTTCACCAAAATCTATTTCATAAACCACAGCTTCAGCGGCAACCTTATCACCTTCTGTGTTAGGCGATCCTGTACTTGCGGCTTTTTCTTGGTTTGTTTCTTTTGTTTCTGCTTGTTGTTGAGGGGCTTGTTGCGGGGCTGTTGCGCCGCCTGCTTGGGGAGGGACACCCATTTGCTTTGAGGCTATCGCGTCAACAGCATTTGCCATGTCTTCCTTGCTTTGTGGTACTGCCATTTTTTTCTCCTTCCAGCCGTAGCGGGAATTAAGTTGTTAATAGGACGAATTTAATATACGGATTAAA